ACAGTTACACTAAACAGTGCTACTTATACAAAAATAGGAAGGCGAGTTTTCCTTGAAGTTGATTTTACAATTACAGCCGCAGGAACAGCTAGTGCTGCACTGTATTTTACATTACCGTTTTCACAAGGATCATCTCCTTCATCTTGTGGAGTATTTAGAGAATCATTCGCTACGGGAAGTATGGGACAATTATTCCATGTAGACGCAACAAGAACTGGAGCGTCATTTTATAACGATGCAACAGTATGGGTAAACACTTACAGATTGCGCGGAACATACACCTACAACGTCTAACATTATGCTAACAGAACGCACCATTTTCTCGCTCTGCGAGGTTCTTCCTTCAACCGTCCTTCAGGTTCGTCTTGCGGACCAGATCGTTGATGGCGAGGTTGTTAAAGCCTCTACATTCCGCCGCTATTGTCTCGCTCCCGGCTCAGACCTCTCTGGTCAGCCCGAGCAGGTTGTCGCGATAGCAAACGCTGTCTGGACTCCTGCCGCGATTACCGCTTACAACGCCAACCTCAAACCCACCATCCAATGATCGTACCAGTCAACATTGTCGCAGTGCAGGTAAACCAGAACAACTCGCTGTTCGTGACGACCGGCGTTGATTACGACAACAGCGGCGCGGTTGCTGGCAGTGAGATTACCTCGCAGTATACGCTGAATCCCGGTGACTCGCTGGAAGGCCAGCCGACCGAGGTGGTGAATATCGCCAATGCGTTGTGGACTCCGGCGGTTGTGGAGGCTTACAAGCTGGCGAATCCGGTGCCGGTTGTTGTTGAGGAACCTGTTGTGGTTGCGCCTGAAGAATCTTTCATCGCAACTCCCGCAACACTACGCGCCGAACAAATCGTCGATCCCCTCATTCTTCCTACCAGCGACGTTCCGCCGAGCGTCGATGGTATGTCAACTAACATCCTCGGCTAAACAACAAACACATCCCCACAATGATTAAATTCGAACTGACTCCTGAAGAAGCTAACGGCGTGCTGCAACTGATCGACATCGCCATTAAAGCTGGCGGTATCGCTAACGCTAAAGTTGGACTGCCGATCTTTGACAAGATCATGGAAGCCGCTCAAGCGACCCAGCAGCCCGAGCTTACTCTGGAGAAGTAAAACAAAGGGGCTAGGTATCTAAAGTATCTAGCCCCTTTTACTTTTTCTGATGAATAACACAAACAACACAGAAGCATCAGTAGGCGCCACGGTCGGAATAGTTGGCGCCGTTATAAATCATCTTCAACTTCTCGGAGAGATAGCGTCGCCTCTGGCGGCCATCTTTGCAGCCATAACTTCCGGGATTATTCTTTATCGTGTTGTTCGCCATAAGAAATGAAAACACTGATAGAATTTCTTGGTAAGTTTTTTCAAAATAATGGGCATCTTCGGGGTGCCCTTTATTTCTCAATCGCAGCATTGACTCCAATGGCTGCGTCTTTTGTAGAATGGGCCTCGCAAGATGGGCCAAAGAACTGGTATGAAGTAATCGCGCTTGTGTTAGGTTCTCTAATTAGCGGCCTTACGGCAGTTCGTGCATACCTCGACACACATCTCAGTAACGAAAATAAAGCAAATGAATAATCGTAAAACTACTCTCGCTGGAATCGGAGCTATCCTTGTGGCCGTCGGAGCCGCTTTGAAAGCCATGTTCGATGGCGATCCCTCTACGACTTTTGATCTTACCTCCACTGTGACTGCCGTTAGTGCAGGCATTGGTTTGATCCTCGCAAAGGATGCGTCCACGAAAGAATGAGCTTTCTTTCAGATCTCGTCATGAAACTTCTGCGATGGTTCTATGAACTGTCGCAGAAAGATCTCACCTCACAAGATGCACAAAAAGATGACAAGCTTAAGCAGAATCTGCTCGCTCGCATTGACGCTCGTGAGCGCGAGTTGCTCGTCGAGAGTAATCTACGTGCCGAACGGGCAGCCAGTGCGCTTAGCAGAGTCGATAAAAGCCCGCGTGTGGGTTTTAGATTCAAGCGGCCAGAAAGTACGATCACAAAACAAGATAACAATTCCTGAGGGCTGGTATGCCCTACCCAAAGAATAATTATGGAATATCGTGGCGAGAAATTCTCTGGTTATAATAAACCTAAGAGCGCAGTTACTAAGACAAAGAAGTCTGCTGTGTTGGCGAAAGAAGGAAACGTCGTAAAGCTTGTGCGTTTCGGCGATCCTAACATGAGCATCAAGAAACATATTCCAGAGCGCAGAGCTTCTTTCCGTGCGCGACATAACTGCGCAGAGCCTGGGACAAAACTAAGTGCAAAGTATTGGAGTTGTAAGGCTTGGTAGTTCTGGCCCTCTCAATGCTCTCTGGCGGTGTGACTTTTAACATATTCACAAAATTACATAATACAGAGCTTCTTAACAAAGCCATAGAAAATATCCCTTTGGATATTCATGTGCGCATTTGGCCTAAAGAAACTATAGACCCCACAAAACTTTGCAGACCTTGCGAAGTTTTTTTAATGCCCGAATTGTACCTCACTTGGGGACAAAATATGCGTGCTGTGATGCACAAGGCGCGCGAAGAAGGTGAAGAATGGGTTGGACATTGCCACGATGACTGCGCTATCTCGACAGAAGATCTGTTAAAGATGATAGATGCGACAAAGACTGCGCCGCCTAACACTTACGTTATCTTATCACATCATCCCACCATACCTGAATACTGTGCGCAGGTTTATGTTCTTATAAACACGAAGAGATATTGGGAAGCGGGCGGACATGATCCAGACTTTACGCTTTATTGGAGTGACGTAGATTTTAACATTCGTCAAGCAGCTGTAGGTAATCATCAGTTTGCTGTCGTAACTCCGTCGGTATATCACGAAGGATCTGCCACGCTAAAACGCGGCACAGACTTACACAAAGCCAAGCATGAAGCTTATTTTTACGCAGATAAAGCTTATTGCCAGTTGAAACATCCTTCAATTAACTTCTAATTTCTATGCGAATCTACTCCCCTTCGCTTGATCCTATGAACTCATTCGGGCGCGTAGCTTATAGCTTTGCCGAATGTGTTAAACGTCTTGGTTATAAACCAGAATTATCTAAAGATAGAGAAGGTAAATACTTTGTAGAGATAGGCGGCCCTGCGTCGTCGATTGATGCAGAATACTGTCTTTGTTTTTGGGAAACAACTAAACTAAGGCCGCGAGATATTGAGATTATCAAGACCTTTCCGCAACGTAAAATTGTAGTAACGTGCGAAGAGACTGCAAAGATTTTTCGTAATGAAAACTTTGAAGTAGGCAGTATTATCCTAGCCTCTGAGTATAATCCCTTACCACTACCGCCGTTTAGCCCCTTCACATTCTACACAATCTATCAAGACTGTACGTTTTTTGAGCGCAAGCGCACACAAGATATCGTAGATGCGTTTCCTCGTGCATTTCCGCATGAAGAAGACGTGCGTTTGGTAATAAAACAAGGCGTAACTTGTACACATCTCAAAGTATTTGATAGCCGCATTAAAATAATTCGAGAAGCTCAACCAGATGTAGCTTATCTGCACCGCGAGAATCATGTCTTCGTGTCCGCCTGTGGGGCTGAAGGCTGGGGTTATCCGCATCAAGATGCAATCTCACACGGGCGACCTGTGATCTGCCCGGCTATTGGAGGACCACTTGAATTTCTCGATAACACCTGCGCATGGCTCTTGCCTGTTGAAATGATTCGTGCGCCCGGGCACATTTACGAACACGTAGGCGAGATAGGCAAAATAAATGTTAATGATCTTGCATACGCTATGCGTCATGCTTACTACAATAAACAAGAAGTCATGGAGAAAGCCACCGGGGCGTTCATTCGGGCGCGAAACTTTACGCTCGATCAAATGACTGTGTCAGTAAAGAAAGCTTTCAATCTTTAATTTATGGCAAAAGCAAGTGATTATGGAGCTATCGCTGATGGCTCTACAAACTGTGCCCGAGCTATCAACCTCTGTCTCCAAGAGACTGGGGTTGTAGAGTTCGACGAAGGCACATACATCATCGGCGGCATTGGGATAACTAATCCTCTTGACGCGTCGATTTATTGGGGTTATCCTGCAAAGTATCTGCGCGGGATCAAACTTCTAGGCAAAGGCAAAGGCAAGACGATTATTAAGTTCGCCGCGTCAACGGGAACTCATAGCGTGTTGCCTTATGGAGTCTCGATCTTCATGGTCAACACCTACAGCTACATAGGCGACGATCAGTCGTTTGATGCGGGCGACTGCGTAATCACAGGAATTACGTTTGATGGAAACTATGACGAGAATTGGGATCCTATCAATCCTTATTTTAAAACCGTCAGCGGTGTTCGATTGATCGGTTCAAATAACCTGATTGAGAATTGTGAGTTCAAAGGCTTTGGTGTGGGCGTTGCAAACGGTGAAGCCTTTGCGCTACAAAGCTATCTGCCCTCGACGGCCACCGACAACACACAGGGTGCGATTGTGCGTAATTGCTCCTTTAATACGCCCGGTGCGAACAGTCGCGTTGTCGCTACCTACATCGAAGCTAACACTTCAGTCGCGATTGGTGGCAATGGAGCAACTGAGAAGTATGCTGTGGGTTGCGTTGTAGAGGGCTGTGACTTTACCAACAGTCTCTTCAACACCAATCAGCGATCTCCGCTACACGGCATTACGCCAGCAGTCACGCGCGGATGTGTTATACGCAACAACACATTTACAAACTATCAAGGTCAGCACATTTACATCGACAGCTATAAGAGCTTTAACCTTGTAATCAAAGACAACACTGCGACTCTCTGTCCACAGTTTATCTCTTTCGTCGTGCAGAATTGGCCTCGCTTGTCCGGTAATCCTGCGACGGCAACGTGGACTTCGTCGATGGTAGATGTGACGATTGAGAACAACACAGTTGGTCTCTCAGGTCCGAGTAGTTGGTACTACAACTATAACAATCCACCGTACAATGCGCTGTTCTTCCTCTATCAGTATGACCGTGACGTGACGGCGTTGTATAATCCTGGACTTATTCCGGGCTTTAAGAACATCAATCTTCAAGGCAACACGATAACAAACTCTAACGGGAATGATATAGTGTACAACAACGGCGGATATTGGCCAGCGACTGGAGCTTACGCCAATGGCGCTCCCGGCGGCCCTGTGCCTAACATCACAGACATTCGCGTCATTGCGCTACCTACGCCTCCAGCCGCACCTCGCAGCTGGGACTTTAAACCCGCAGTGCTGCAACCCGCAAAGAGTGCGAAGCCTGTCATTTTGAACAGGTTGGTGTACAAAAGTCTTACAGTGGCTGGGTTTACGCAAAACCTAGAAGCTTGGGCGGGCGCGTCTCGCATCTTTGCGATTCAGAATATCAACATACCTAATCAGAATTTCTGCATTAGGCTCGGTCAGAACATCAATGTTCCGACGTACGTTATGGCGATCAAGTGGGTGTCGCAAGGTTTCGTAAAGCGTTATAAGCTTTGGTCTAACGGCTACGAGGTCTTGAGTTATCCGCTGTATAACGGCGAAATTATCCCCGGCGAAGGTGCGCAGTTTGAATACTGGACCACTTCTTTTGCGACGAGGGCTTTCTCTGTAGAGTTTGATCTCGAAACGGATATCTTAGAGAAGCCAGATAGCTGTTGTGACGAGATTGGTACCGCGCTTGCGAATGGTATTTGTCAAATTGGAATACTCCCGAATCCATATCCGGCAGTATATCCAGTTGAAAACTTCTACGTGTGTCCGGTGGATTAACAAAAAATCCAAATCAACCCTAAGGGTTATCTCTCGTCTGAGGGGTAACCCTTTTTTACTTTATGGCACTAAATACTAATCCTTTCATTGAGGGTATTAACCCGACGGCTACGTTTGGCGGATACGCTAGCGTGCTGCTGCAACTTATTCGTCAAGCCATTCCGTCGTCGACGTATGGTATGATTTTGTTCGACACCACTGCGCCCGACGTGACGGGGTCGAATGCGTGGAGGAAGACTTGCGTTTGGCTTAATCTGACGAATCCTAATATTCCAACCGTCAACGTCTATAAAGAAGGAACGTCGCCGGGTTGGGTTAATACTAATGTCATCATCGCAGATAATTCTATCTCGACCTCGATGATTAAGAATTACGATCCTGCGACACTCAATACAGGCGTTACACTTCCTAAGCTTTCTCCCGCAGGTGGCGCAGCTCTGCAACTTATCCGCGTTAATGCTACGGCGACTAACTTTGAGTTTGTCTCGTTGGCAAGTCTTGTTACTGTTGGATCTATTCTTCCGTCGGCAATCAGCGGCATCGCTGTTGCGCCCGGGACGTTTCGAGTTCTTGCCAATCTTAACGGCGGAACGACCACATGGTATCATCCTGATCAAGTCGTGCAGGGAGTTTCTAATGCAGTTATTGACATAGATCAGATTGCACCCAGTCCTATTACGTCAGCACGCAGTGGTTTCATTACTACGCGTACAGCAGACGCTACTGCAACATGGCGTTATTTTGATCCGAACGTAGACATTCTTGCGGGTGCAATGAATGGTAATCGGTTGACAGATTTTACAACCTCTGTATCAAAGATTAGCCCCGGTGCCGCGACTGAGGGATCTTATCTGCGTATTGTCGGTGGTGTTCCTGATTGGGATCCGGCTCCGGCTAGTGGTATTACGACTAAGTTTGTTAATACTGTAGCGCAGACACTGACGCAGAATCTACCTGCTTATGGTGTTACGCTTTCAATAGCTCACCCTCTTGCGCAAATGCCCACGACATATCGTGTGGCTCTTTATTGTAATACTGCTGATGGAACATATGTTAATGGTGATGAAATTGATTTAGCTACAGTTAATCAAGGGCACGTAGGTGATTGGTGGATTGCTTTTACTGTACGATTAACTAGTGCTGCTGTTGTTCTTAAAAGATTTGCAAGTCCTAATAGTATTCAAATACCTGATAAAACAACAGCAACTGATTTAACTATAACAGAAGCTAACTGGCGTCTCCGTCTCTACGCCACCTACACATCCTAAACCATGAACTCCCTCATCCAACAAGTTTCCGAAACAGTCGGAGTTCTTCCTGACTCACAGGATAAAGAGACTCAAGTGCTTGCGTGGCTTAACCGCGCGGCCGTGATGATCTATGACCAGTATGATCTGCCCGGCTCCGTCTTTGAGCAGTTCTTCTGCGTCGACAACAATCAACACGTCGTCACGTTTCCTTGGTATGTAGGTGCGATTCGCGGCGTGCGGTGGCATGATTCGTCGCGCCTTATCACTCTCACTGATATGCGCCCTCGCTATCATGGAGTGCCTTGGACGCAGCCTTATCTTAAATGGCGGCAGATTCAATCTACGCCGTTGCATACTCCGCTGACGAACGCGGGGCCTTTGACGTTTCAGATCAATGCGGCCGAGACGCAGCCGTTTGATGTCATTGTGAACGGTCAGACTTCTCGAGCGGCCAACGTCACAGAGATTCTCACCTTTAACGTAGGCGACACTGTCAAGTCCACAGTCAACCTATTCGAGCCTGAAAGCCCATTCGGCATTACCTCGATCAAGAAGTCGCGCTACACCAACAGCGACGTTATTATTCTCAACAGCGCAACGCAGGGCGAGATCGGGCGCATTCCCAATAACCAACTCTATGCGTCGAATCTGCGCGTTCAGATCTTAGACTACAACGCAAGCACGCCTTTCATTGTGGGCGAAGATTGCGTAGAGGTTCTCTTCAAGCAACGCTTCTCTCCGTTCGTCAATATTGATTCGATCTGGACTGACGAGCGTCTTATTCAGGCGTTGGTCTATGCTGTCAAGTATATCTATGCGATGGAGAAAGAGAAGATGGATGTCGCAAGTGCGAGCAAAGATATGTTTGAGACTATCTGTAAGAAAGTCTGCGAGAATCTTGAGAGCGGCACTGAGCTAATGGTGCAGACTGAGCGCCATGCGACTCAGAACGCTTCTATCATGTTCCCCACTTGGCCGCTGGTTCAGGGAGGAGTGCGCAATCTATGGTAGTCACAAAAACTAATTGGCTTGGCGGAATGAATCAGCTATCGGACATCACGAAGCTGAAAGAGGATGAATACTGGATTCTCATCAATGCGCGCGTTCGAAAGAATGCCGTAGAGGCTGTGAATCTTCCTCTTGACGTTACCAATAACCTTTCGACTGTCGGAAACATTCAAGACATTACGGCCGCCGGAAGTCTTCTTGTGGGGTTTGCGGGCGGCAAAGCGTACTATAAACAGACAGATGGAACGTGGCAGTTGATACCGTCTTTCACGATGGGCTCTACTGCGCCTCGTGTCTTTACGGCCCTCATTCCTTCGTCAACCGTAAACTTTACCCGAGCAGTCACTTCATCGACCGGCACTCTCACACTCGGCGGTCCTGTCGGAGCTACGCCTTCTGCGCTCGTTGTGATGGATGGAACATCGCAACCGTGGATTATTTTCCCCGACGGCAGTTCTCGCGTGACAGGTACGTACTTAACTTGGTCGATAGGCGTTCCTGAATATGTTCCCATTGCAAACTTTCCGATGTTCTATAACGGCGTTCTTTACGCTGTTGCGGCGGAGACTTTATCGCCCAGCGCGGGTACAAAGTACAATCAGATCGTGCGCTCAGTTACTGGAGCGCCCTTAAACTTTGTTGTCGCAGTCACGCCCACCGGCGACAAGACCTCTGCAAACGAAGCAGAGGGCGGAGCGTTGGCGATGGCCACGAACGTAGACTATAACAACGTAACGTGCCTTGCGCCCATGAATGCCAATGACGGAGGTTTCTTTGTTGGCACTCAGAACTCATCTTTCTTAGTCTATCCAGACTTTAACAATCTGATCTATGCGGAACCTACATTCCGCAATCAGAGCATTACTTCGATTGGGCCGCTAAATCCTGATTCTGTTGTGGACGTGCTAGGGGATGTGGCATTTGTTCATGACACTGGAATCAGGAGTTTTAACGGGATCACGCAGTTCCGGTTTGAGGGTCGGAATGCGCCTTTTAGCGGTCCAATCAATTCGCTTCTTGACGGCATCACGCAGACTTCATCTGCCACTGGAACGCATGATAACTATGCGATCTTTGCCGTCACGACTATTTATGGAAATGGAATTCTGTGGTATGATATGCTACTACAGAAATTCGTTTCTCTTGATATTTATCCCGGCGTCGGAAACATATTAAAGTTCGCTTCTACGTTAGACAACGGTACGCGATATACTTACTTCATGACGGCGACCGGGGTTTATCGACTCTTTGGTTCTTCTGAGCGGGCTACTGTTTCGCTATACGGTTCTGAGATTGTGCCGTCTGATGTCTATAAGAACGTCAAGATGCAGAGTTTGCGTCTGGCGTTTGATGGCGTAAAGGAAGGCGGAACTGTAGAAGCGTTGCTGTACGGCGATGGTCAGATAGTTAATCGCAAGACTGCAACGATCATTCCTCTGCCGCAGAACAACTCTACGCAATCAAGCATCCCCTATAACGGCGGTTTGAATGAGGGTGTTGTGGCGATGACAGAGTTTAACTTTGTCGATTCGTCGCCTGAGGTTGAACGGGCGGGCGTTCTTATAAGGTTTGATACAGATGGTCGCTTGATTACTGCGTCGGCTGATGTAGGGCAGAGCGGAACTTGGCCTCGTGTAAATGCTTTTAGAGGGCTTGTGCCTCATGTCTATGAGACCTTTGCTGTGATTGGGAATGACGGCATTCCTGATATCGTCGGTGGCACTACGCCGCCCACCTTTACGTTGTCTGAAGTTACTCAGCGTAAAGCCCTCAACGCTAAGATCCGCTCTATCACAAGCCTGACAAAGATTATCGGCACGGGCAATCACAACTACGGTATGCCTTATGGCGGTTATGGTCCGGGCACTGTTGGAGCGCTGGCTCAAACCATTACGCCGTTCTGGGATGCTATCAAAGACAAGCTATTGTTTGTGCCCGGTCAGTTTGACAATGAGTCTGATGCAGCGAGTCCGTTGTTTAACTATCAACAACACTTGCGTTACTTCCAGTACACGAGTCAATACGTTGATATCTTTCTGATCAATACTGGTTATGACACGACCATGTTCCAGACAGAGATCGACAATCTTGTTGCGCCGGGGTTGACGATCGCAGATAGCGTACAGTTCCAGTGGCTCAAGAATGCCTTAGCTAATAGCACAAAGAAACACAAATGGGTTGTCGTGCATCAACCGCCTTTCACTAGTGGCGATGACTTCTATAGCGCTACGAATACTAACGCAAATCTGTTGTTTATTCAAGCTGTGCCCTTTAAAGACTGGGGCGCAACTGCTCTCTTGGCTGGATGTTCTGCTCTGGTTGAACGCCTTAACTGGAATGGGCTTCCCGTTCTTATCAGCGGTGCTGGCGGCAAGGCTCTTACTACCGTCCATAATCCTCCCATTGCTCAATCAAGCTTTGCGTCGGCCGCTCAAGGAGCCTATTGGGAAGCCGTAGTGAGCAAGCTCTCTGTGGAGTTTGTTTGCAAAACATCAACTGGCTCAATTCTGGATAGATATTTTCAACCAGTATGAGCGCACAAATCAATGCCATAAAGCTATTCGACTGGGTGCTTAATCATCCCGGCCGCAAGGCTGCCTTTGGAGATTCTCCTGACATTGATATCGTGATGCACTGTGACCGTATCTTGCAGGGTAAAGATAACGAACTCTTTGTCATAGAGAAAGAGACTGAGACTCCTTTGATCGCGTTATGGTGTGAGCTAGATCACGATCGAAAGAACATTCACATCTTAACTATCCTTGGCGATCGCGGATCTTTAAGAGAAGCTGTGAACGCATGGACTGATCTTTATCCTGACTGGTCGGTGAGTGGTGCGCGGCGTAAGAGTAAGCAAAACGTACAGTATAAACTTTCTGAATTTAGCAAATAATGAACACATTTGAGATCAATCTCTCTATAGTTCTCGGCCACACGTTGGTCTGGGAATCTACGCGGCTGGAAGTTGACAATGGAATTCCTAGTGGATTCTTTGTTAATGGGTCGCCAGCTATTCCGAACACCTCGGAGTCGATGGAATCTGTGATGAAGGCTTATCGGGATAATCTTATTCCGATGATTCAGAATCAAGTGCAAGCCGCTCAACAGTATGAGCCTGCTATGCAGAAGCTGCGGGCTGAGATATCGCCCAAAGATCAACAGCTCAATGCTGATCTCTATCGGCAGTTTGGGCCGCAGTTTGCAAAGACTGGCTCTGACATAGCGCGACAGAATGCACAGGCTCAGGCCGAGACTGATCTCGGTATCGTGAGTGGCACCGGTCGTGACCTCGTTCGTGAGGCCATGCGCACGCAGAAAGAAGCTGATCCTGAAGCTTACCGTGCGCGTGAGTTGGCTCTGCAGAATCTCGAACAGCTTCAGGGATCTTTGACTGATCCCAATGCTGGCCTGAGCGGGGCTGAGCGCGCTGAGATTGATCGCTCGATGGCGCGTGAGAACTATGCGCGTGGCACTGGCGCTACGCCGACGGCGACTTCGACCGTGGCTAATGCGATGGCGTTCGGTGGCGCAGGTGAGGCTCGAAAGCAACAGCGTCAGAGTGCGATCGCTAACGCGGCTCAGCTTGCGACGGGTGCAGTGCAACCTCTGTCATCTAAGATCGACACGTTCCAGCTTACGACTGGTCGCCCCTCGATCAATCAAGGCGAGGCTCGAACGGGCGGCGCGTCGCAGGTTGGACAGGAGTCTAACGCGATGGGCATGAACTTGTTCGGCAATGCTTCTCAAATGAGGCAGCAAGAGAATCAACTCAACGCGTCGCGCAAGACTGGTCTCGATCAGTTCTCGCAGGTAATGGGTTCGCTGCCGTCTTGCTGCTGGACCTTTGCAGAGGCTTACTACGGCTGGGAGAATATCCCTGACGCGGTTAAGGTGTCGCGTGATTTACACTATACGCCTCAGATTCGTGAAGGCTATCGTATGATGAGTCGCTTTCTTGTACCTCGTATGCAGCGGTCTGACCTCTGGCGCGCTGTTGTCAATGTGCTTCTTATCAAGCCGATGACTTCTCATGCTGAGTGGTATGTCAACGGCAAAGGATTAGGATGGATGTTCAGCCCCCTACAAAAAACCTATCTCGCTTTGTGGGAATACTACGGCGAACGCGCTGGCGTGCCTGCCGAGGTGTTCAACTTAAGGTTGGCAGCTGGGCCTTGGAACTCTGGCATTTACCCGCGCTGACTTACGTTCCGCCGCATCATCACGATTTTGATGGTAAGTTCTTTAAGCTCTTCGGAAAAGGGACAATCAATAAAGGTCACATCACAAAGATGTGGCCTTTCTTTGATTTCCGCGTTTACAATATCCGCAAGGGCGAGAGACACTGGCTTCAAAACGACAACCTTCCGTTAATCTTCGTCAACATTCAAAAACATACTGGCGCTGTATCGAGTGCTGGTGAGAACTTTGTAGAATAATTATGGCATCTTCAATAAATAAATACGCACAGAACGTTGCGCGTGCTCGCTATCAGACACAAGGAGGCACTCGGTCTATACCAGTCTCTGGTCGTACCGGAGCCACGATAGATCCTTCCTTGCTTATGGGTAAGCCTGCGGCTGGTGGTGCGCCTCTGGCGTCTCGTCCGATCGAAGGCGGTCCTGCATTGCCCGCTAACAAAGCATACAATCCGATCATTGATGCAGAGAGTGGTGAAGATCCTAACGCTCCTCGCGTTGAGACCCAACAGCCTATCGAAAATCGTGGCGTGGATCCGCGCTTTATGATTCAAGGCAATGGTCCGCGCATTGATCTTAGCGGATTCTTTCCTGAACGTGCAAATAAAAGCTACGATCCCAACAAGGCTATTGGTGGAGAGAACGTGCCTTATCAAGCCGCCGGTTTCTTTCGCGGTTTGCTGGGCGATCCTGCGAATAGAAAGAATATTGAGGCCCAGCTAGCGCAGGGTGCTGAGTGGAAAGCTGATGCTAGATCGGAGAAAGAACGAGCGAATAAAATGGCAGATCGCTTAACTGAAATTGAGGCACTAGATAAAGGACCTGCTGCTCGTTTTGCTGCTACTGAAAAACGCTTAAATGACGAGCAAAAACGCCTAGCTGATAAAGAAATTAACGATGAGATTGAGCGCAATAATGCCATTGATCTTGGGCTTGTTAGAGAAGGCAACGAAGCTGTACTTAAAGATGCAGACATGGTTCGTAGGGAAGCTGCTGATGCTGCTAAACTAGCTCTTGAGGAACGTAGAGTGGCTGCTGCAGAAGCTTCTGTAAAAAAACCTCGTTATCAATCTATTGGAGATGGATTGTTTCAAACTCCCGAAGGAGATCTTGCCGTGTTTCAACCAGAAACTATGCGCATTTCTGATGCAATGCCCGGTCGTCCTGCTGGATTTCGTATGCTTACTGGTGAAGGTTCTAAACCTCCCGGTCGTACTGACGGAGATGAAGAAGTAGATCGTATTACCGGAAAAACTAAACCTAAGCTGGGCGGATCTTTGCCCGCTGAGACTGATAAACCTGCTGCTTCTGTCGTAACGCCTCCGCGAACTGGCGCTTGGCCCGGTGTTGGTGAAGTTAAGCCTGATGTAACAGGTCTTTACTACACTTCTGAGCCGCAAGGTGCTTCGACGTTGTTGAAAGAGACTGGCGCGTTCGATGTTCCTGAGTCCGTAACAAAAGAGATGACTCAGTATGCTATGTCGCCTGAGCAACGCATGAATATTCTCAAGCGTTATCAGACCGGACTTCGCGCCAATCGTTCTGGATTTCCGCAATTTGCTGAATAACATGACACAAGAACAATACAAATGGCTCAAGGATAATAATTATGATCCGACCGTCTACGATGTAGATGATCAGGGTAATATCTTTGAGAATCCTACTGAAAAGAAGGAAGTAATGTCAATGCCTCGTGCATTTGGCACTTCTTTCTTGGGTAACTTAGTACCTAGTGCGGCTGCTCTTGCGGGCGGTGCGGCTGGTATGAAAGGCGGCGCAGCATTGGGTGCTTTTGGTGGACCTGCTGCACCTGTAACTGTTCCATTGCTTAGTGTACTTGGTGGTATTGGCGGCGGTCTCGGTGCAGGTTATCTCACAGGTAAAGGACAACGGGCTGTGTTGGAGAACTATGCGCCTGAAGCTGTTGCAGAAATGCAACGAGCTGAAACAGATCAGCCTGTTGCTTCTTACCTCGGTGGCTTTGCACCTAACGCACTAGCGATGCGTCCGTCGGTTAAAGGGCTGAGCGGTTTGTTGCGTCCTACTGTGCGAGGTGAAGAGACTCTGCGTGCTGCGTTGACCAATCCTAACTTCTTAAATCCTGCTATCAATGTAGGTGCAAACGTAGCTGGCTCTACAGCGGGTCAGCTTGTGAACATGAGCGAGGGCGGAGAGTTCTCTGTGCCTCGATTCGCAGCAGACGTTGCGCTTGGATCTTTGTTCAACAAGCCTACGGGATTGGGTAAAAGATTGGGTTTTCAGGATATACCAGAGAATATTCAAGAAGCTCCCGGTAATCTTGCTAAGTCGCGTGATCGAGCGGAGCTTATGGCTAATGTTCCTAAAGAATTTGCCACACCTCGGGCTGAACGTGGTGCGGAAGATATCGCAAAACCCGGAGTTAATATCGGGCTTGAAGCTCCTGATCAATACTTCACCGCCGAAGGTAAGCCTTTGACGGAGAAGGCTTATGCTGCAGACTATTCTAAGTGGTGGAAGTCTGAGACTAAACCTACGACTGAGTTACTTAAAGCAAAGGCTGAAGAAGTCAAGGCTAAGATTCCTCGGGATAAACTTAAAGAACTCTCTAACGATCCTGAGGTTGGTGAAGTCTTGCGTGATCCGTCTAAGATGGAAGTCTTTGTAGCTAAGCAAGCTGATCAGACTCTTGAAGATGTCTTCCAGATGATGGAAAGTCGTAAGGCAGAAGAAAGCGCAAAAACTGAGAAAGCTCGTGTTGAAGCTGAACAGAATGCGATTGAGCTTCAAAAGCTGCAGGATCTTGAGGCCGCGCAGGCTTTGAGCGATGAGGCCGCTGCTCGGTTGCAGGCTCTGTACTCTCGTCAATCTCAGTTGCGTGCGGAAGCTCAAAATAAATCGCCTGCTGAGCGTAAAGGCGTTAGAGAACAAGGCATCGCAGACATCGCTCAAGCTAAGAAAGAAGTCGCTGAAGCGCGTGCTATTGCAGAAGATATTTGGACGCGCTTACAACGTCCTGAAGGCGGACAGTCAAACAAGATCACACAAGAAGATATCAATCTTGCGACTGAGCTTGCGAATCGCCGTGGCCTGAAGGTTCAACTCGATCGCGCATTTGCAGGTAGTCAAGAAGTGCGCGGGATGTATTTGGTTGATAAGAATACAGGCGACAGAATCATACGCATCAATCCGCTGATGGCCACGGCTGACACAGCCATTCACGAAATTGGTCACGATATCTTTAAGGGCGTGACCAACAAAGGAATGCGTCGGTCGCTGATGGATACTGCTCTTGATTCTCCTGCCTATAAAGCAGAGCTTGCTGCGCGTGCTGAAGAAGTTAAGGCGGGCAGAATCACACAAGAACAAGCTAACGACATTGCACTTGAAGAAGGTCTGATTCAGGCGTTCGGAGAGAAGATGCCTCAAGTTAATCGCGGCGAGTTGCGCGCTTGGTTCTCTGCGTTCAAGGCTTCGATGAAACAGTTGGTCACAGGCAAGATGAGTCCTGAAGATGCGCTAGCTTGGATGCACTATGCTACGACGGAGAATGTGCCGTGGAAAGGTGTTGCTGTGGCGAAGACTGGCGGGCAGGAAAGATTGCAGCGGGGTGAAAAGCCTCCTGAATTGGAAGCTTTAAACGCTCAATTAAAACAGGCTCAAGAAGCTGAAAGAAATTACAAGCAACAAAATCCATACGATCGAGAAGGTATTAAAGCTTTAGAAGCTGACTCAAAGAAAGCGATGAATGCTTACTTTGAGAAATCTCAAGCTTACGAAGAAGCAAACCCTAAATATCCTGGGATTGAAAATGCGCCGGAGTTTTTGCCTAGTGAAGATAAATACTACAGAAGCTTTCAAGATCCCGCTGATGATCAAACTGGCTTGCGTCATATGGCGCAGGGAAAGATTTGGCCTGACGCATTCGTAATGGAGATTGAATCACCTCGCGGTGTTATAGACGCTAATAACAATGCTCTTCGTGGACGTTTTAAGCCTGAACAAGTTACTAAAATTATCCATGATGTTGACTCGTTTGAACCTTATCCTCACGATTACATAGCGGAATTGAAGAGTAAGTATCCTAACGCTGAGATTGTTGATGGTGTTCTAAACGATCGTGAAGATGGTTATAGGATACTTGGGCCTGCCAAGAGTGAACCTTCTGCGGATAGTTCTGATGTACGTTATCAGCGTGCACAGCAAGAGACGCCTGAGTTTAAGAATTGGTTCGGCGAGAGTAAGGTTGTTGATGCTGAAGGGAAGCCTTTGACGGTTTATCACGGAACGGATGCCCCAGACTTCACGGAGTTTAGAACTAAGACTGGGTATAACTTCGGACCGGGCGCTTACTTCACACCGGAACCTCCGCGAGCGGCTGAATATGCTAGAACAAGTACAGGTTCTCGTATATACCCAGCTTATGTTTCACTTGAGAATCCTTATCGCGTAACCTCGGATGCGACATTACAGGATATTGGTTATAAGATTCGCAAAGACCCTGCGAATGCTCCATTACTTAAACAACTGATGGATAAGTACGACGCGCGCAATTCAGACATTCTGGGTAACGGTGAGATCGGAAACGCTTGGTTGCGCGAGCAGGGTTATGACGGCATCATCAAAGAGCGTCAGCGCTATACTGAGGATGGTTTCGTTCCTGAGATTATTGAGGTTGTTGCGTTTAAGCCGGAACAAGTCAAATCCGCTACAGCCAATCGTGGCACCTTTGATCCGCTGAGTAAAGACATCCGCTATCAACGTCCTATAGTGGGCCAAGCTAAAGAAGCCGTCAAAGCTGGCCTCGACAAAACCCTCAGCGAGATCGACCAGATCACGCGGCGCGGTGGCATTTATGAAACCGTCGGTCGGGCAATGACTCGGGCGTATAACGCCGCCGACGCAATGCTGGGTAAGGCGCGGTCGCTGGGGCTGACGGTCACTAAGCTTAGTTATGATGATGCAACCAAGCTAACCTCGCATCTATATAACGAATACAAGAACCAACAATTACTCACGCCTGCTCCTGAGATCGCGGCAGCTTATAAAGAATGGCGCACACAGGCTAAGGCTTTCTGGGTAGCCGAAGCAAACAAAGCGGGCCATCAGATTGACGCGGGCAAAAAAGGTCTACGTGATCGTATAGAGAGTGAGTTTTGGTTTCCTGGACATAAGTTATCCGACGAGGCTCGTGATATCTTGGCTAGTAAGATAGGCACGCCTGAGTATCAAAAACTCAAGAGTGATTATCTGCGCGACGCTGAGGCAGACTATCTGTCGCGAGGAAAGCTGATGACTGAGGCACAAGAAAAAGCCTTAGCTGACTTCGAAGAACAACGCGCTCTTGCTAACAAGACGTTTGATCCTTCTGCCCCGGCGACTTTTGCTGGCGCTCGTAAGCCGATGGGTCGTCCGTTGCCTGAGAGCTGGATTGAGAAAGACTTCCGCAAGCTCTACGAGAGTTACAATCAGAGATCAGCTAAGGACTATGCGGCGCAAGAACACTTTGAGAAGTCGCCTGAGGTGATGGCGGCATTGGGTTCTAAGAAGTTCTTCAATGATCAACCGATTCCAGCAAGCGTGTTGCAGAGCACAGAGGTAATTGCACCTGATCCCAGCGTTCAGTCTGTCATGCGTGAGTTCAGCGGGCAGCCTTTGCAGATGCCCGGCAAGACGATTCGCTCATTCGGTGCTGCAGCTAGTGCACTTGCTCTGCAGACTATCTCACGTATCGGTGACGTGGGCGGCACAGTCACGAAGCCTCTGGCTTATATCGGACTCGGCGACTATGGCGCGTACATGGGCGGAATGGCTGAGAAGCTTAGCGACTGGAGTAAGTTAAAGGCGCGCTCGATTGAGTCTGGCTTGAATAATCCGAATGCGAATCAAAACTTCCATCAGGTTATCGGCATGGGTCAAGATGCTGGTAAGTATATGCAGAAAGTTCTGGATGGACTTGGATTCATCACAGGCTCAAGCAAGCTAGAGTCTGTTGCGCGCACGCTGGCTCAGGCACAGGGCGAGATGATCGTGAGTATCAACAAGCGCAAGGCAGCCACGGGCGACAAAGACGCTGTGCGCTTTCTGGATACACTCAACAACGACTGGCGCACACAGTCAGACATGGCTCTTGCAGCGCAGTTCGGTCAGATGATGCAAGGTACGTATGATATGCGTCAGTTGCCCGCTTGGTTCCTTGAAGGCGGTGCGGCTCCTTATCTTACGTGGTCTAAATGGAGCATGAGTCAGATGAATAACTTCCGCAAGTTTGCGGTTGAGCCTGCGATGCAAGGTAATCTGAAACCGCTAATTGCACAGCTGCTTGTAGGTATGGCTGGCGGCGGAGCGATTGAGCAGGTTCAGGAATGGCTTAGCGGTAAGGAGTCGAAGTCTGTTAAGTGGAGTGAGCTTGAGAGCTGGGCGCGTCAGAATGAAGGCACGATCGGCACTGATGGTGGCGAGCTTCTCTTGCAGAAGTTTATGATAATGGCGCAGAAGACAGGCACGTTTGGCTTTGCGGGAGATCTTGCGATGATGCCGATCAATGCGTTGGTTGGTGACACACAGTCTTCGGTTGGAGTTTTTCCGGCCGCTGAGTTGTTCGCTGATGGAATGAAGAATGTTGCTGGTGCGTTGACGGCGATTGACAAGGGTGAAGATGTTGGGCTTGTGTTGCAACGATTCGGTAAGAATGTGATCGTTGGAAAGACACAGATGGCGCGCGTTGCGAGTACGTGGATTGATGAAGTCTTTAATGAAGGCTCCGATAATCTGCGCAGTGCTGATCGGCGCAAGGCTCGGTTGTTTGAAGAGCTGAGTGGAACTGGTCGGTCGAATGGAATGTTCCCTGTGAGTTATGAGAACCTTGCAGAGCAGAAGTTTGAACGGGGTTCTGTCACAGAGGATACCGGCGAAGAGGCATTTGAGTTAGTGAAGACTGCGCGTGAAAGCGCAACATCACCAGAAGATTATGCGAGCCGGATTAGAAAGTTGAAGACGAGTCAGAATGCTATCATGCCTTCGCTAGAAAGACAGCCTATGAAAGCCGCACGCTATCTAAGCTTTGTCGAAGGCGCGGAGCCAGGAAAAGGAAGTGAGACGCTGAAGCGATACTATACAAGACAGAATGAAGACAAGTATCGCAAGAGTTTGATAGAAGGAATGTCTGGGATACGATAAATTAAGACAACAAAAAACCCGCTCTGCTTATCACAGGGCGGGTTTTCTTTTCGTTCGTTATTCGCTCTTCATTGGCGTAGACTGAACGCCATTGTAAGCCACTGTCTTCGGGCGGAAGATACCCACTTGTTCGGTCTCTTCGACCCAGCTTGGGCCGCCGCGAATGTGGAATATGCAACTCGACATTCCATTCCACGATTTGGTGTTGCTCTTGGCCGAGGTGTACGCAGAGCCAAACGTAGCGTTGAGGTCATCGCTCGACATGGCTTTGACATTCAGCCAGTCGATGTCGCCTTGGTGCCACAGCTTGAAGCCAAGCTCCAGCGGCGCGACGACTTCTGCAATGCCGGGAAAGTGCCAGACCCACTCGTCATGGGATGACGCATCACCGCTCATCACGGCGTAGCATTGGTAATTTCCAAGCGGTACGGAGCCGCTTCCCCAGTCGCAGCTCTCGCCGGGTTTAAGAACAGCCGAGCGAGTCGGATGATCATTGCATTTAGGCTGCTCAAAAAGAGCAACCAATACTGGGACTTCTGTCTGATTCTCGATCTTAATCTTTGTTGACATATTATTTAGTTTCTAACTTCTTCATTACTATACCACCGCCACAGGCCGCATAGCCCGCAAGATCATGCCAGTTCTCAAGATTATCTACGTTAGACATAAGGCGCGAGACTTTGAATAAGCACATCATCGCAGCTACGTCTTTGTTTGTGAGCACGTCGCCTTTGCTGTTCTTGAGATATGAACTCCACAAAGCTGCGATCACATTGAAGTTATCTTCGGCATCGCCGTGTGTCACGTTGCGATCTCTACACACCAATCCTTCTACGACCTTGAGAAACTCTTGGCGGCGTTCTACGTTACTCCTTTCACTTTGCGACATACTGTTCAACTCCTTCTAGTCTGATTAGTTTGATACGATCCATCGTGACTAGATCATCTAGCACACGTCGGAGTTCGTCGGGTGTCTTCAGTGCCTGATAGAACCTGACAAAGATTGATTTCTTAGTTGTGCCTTGCGTTGTCTTGATGTAGCGCCAGATATCTTCTGAGATCTTTGCGCTCTCGTTGCGCCCCATGCCGACGAAGGGAATGTGCATATCCTTTTCAAGGCGTGCAAGATGGGCTGTGGCTTCTTCGGTATCTTCGCGTGTGATGATCATGTCCGTCGTGCGGGCAAAGTGTACGGCGAACAGGATCTTCTGATGATGGAGATTCTTGCGGCCATAATACTCATCGAGCATCGGATGCTTGTTCGTGTGGACTGAGGAAGGATTAACTTCGAAGTGTTCGTGGATGTATTCTTTGGCCTCGTCGTTTAGAATGACAGGTCCATAGAGCTTGTTGAGTTCCCGAATGTAAGACTGCAGGCGAGCTTTAGCGGCCTTCTGTTCCTCCGAAAGCGGAGGAATGGAATATAGATGGAAACGCTTTTCGATCCCATAGACGATAATCGTACGAGCCATAAAGCCGTCAGAGAGAATGTCTTGATTCTGTAGACTTTGAAACTTGCCGAGCGTCGTGTTGCCGAGCAGGCTGATACACATATTTGTGCAGAAGTCTGTATCGCTGTGCTTAAGTTTTCGGACGTACTTCTTTCCACCGTTATAAGCTTCGAGAAGAAAGTCGGAGAGTTGTTCTGCATTTTTCTTAAAGATAGATGTTAGCTCGTCGAGGATGAAGACGAGAGAGCTGTGATGGTAGGCTTTGCGTCTGTTCTCTGCGTCGACATAACGATGGAGATAGGCGACCTTTGAAGTCTCCATTGTGAATTGCTCGAAGGTCGTGCTGTTGGGCGCGATATAGATAAGAGGCTGTCGTGAGCCTCCGCGTGTGGACTCTGCATCCTCGCCGAGAAGATCGGCCGCGAGATCGTTCTCGGGCGACTTGATGTCGGCAGGGATTTCGAGTAGGTCTTTCATCGGAGTCGTAATGAGCGACTTGCCCGCCGAAGCAGGTCCGATGAAAGCGATGTATTGATTGGGAAATACTGCGTGAAAGTCTAAGTCTCCAAACCAAACGCGCCTTTGAAGGGCGGCACCGATCATGAAATAGAATGCAGCGTCGACAAAAGGCTGCGGGCTTTGTACGTCCTTTGTGTACAAGCACCAGTCTTCATATAGGCTCATGTAAGTAAGCGAGTCTCACAGAGTTCTTACGGATTTGTAGTGTGGTTATTACGTCGAAACCTTCTAGCTTTTCAAAGTTCGGATCGAACTCGCTGGGCAGGTGAGTCTCGTGTACAATAACGACCGAGGGCGGCGGCAGGTTAGGCGGCCACTCTTTGATCTTCTCTCGGATCGCATTCACGATCTGAGTTATTCGGTCGTTCGTCTGGCGCATAAATCGGAGGGAGCTTTTATTGGGCCACTGTTAAGGTAAGTCTCTCATGCCTTGTGGATTATCTTTTGAGAACTTTCCCCAGTTCTTTCCGGCTTGGGCTTCTGATTTCATAGTGAAGTTCATTCCATCTCGGCCGGTGAGAGATATTGCGAGGCATTCCTGCATGTGCTTCGCTGTTGTGCCGATATCATTATCGAGTACCAACGCCAGAAAAGAGTCATGTTTATTGTTAATCGCCGGTAGCGTATTGCTTGGGCGTTCTCTGTTATACCGATTAATCGCGGCGTGAGTGATACAGCCCACGGTGGATTGAGGAATCCATGAGATGCCTTCCCTGATATAAGAGTCAGTAATAGTTCTCTCGAACCGACGCGGATAGTTAAATAGATTCCGGAGCTCACGTTTAGCTCTAATGTTAAATTCAATTTCATCTTGCCATTCTATGATTTCGGGGAACAGTGATGCGAAGAATCCAAGAAAGACTTTGCATTCTTGGAGACTGAGGGTAAGAGTACCGTGACTTTGTTTGAGTGTCTGAAGTTGAAAGGTCCGCTCACGCATCCTATAAGAGGAAGCATGACAGACCATCTTGCCGATCTTGTATTCCTTGTCTGAGGATTTGATTGCTTTGTCGAGAGGCTTCCAGTCTGGCTCTTGTCTTAGCTCGCTCGGCGATAGAGATTTCCAATAGCTCGGACTTTTGCCCGCGAGAGGCCAAATGTTTTGCATACTCTCGCAGAAGATATGCAGCGCGATGAAGGTATGGGGCTTGATGCCCACGCTGAAGAGCTCTCTGTATTTGCCGGGGCGTGTGAGATAGGCTACGATGAGAGCCTCTGCGCCGCTCTGGTCGCACTGGACGAAGCTCATGCCAGGCGGTGCGATATAGATATCGAGAGCTTCCTTGTCAGGGTTCTGCAGATTTGCTCCGTAGTTGCCTAGGAATTGACCAGAAGCGAGTCTGAACGAACCAGTCCCGGCGACCTTGAGAGATGTCAGGCAGTGGATGTGTGGAGTGGGCATATCTATTCGCAGGAATAAATCTCTTTAGATACTTTAAGGCCCGTCGGCCAGTCAGTATTCTTATGAAAGCTATCGTCGAGGATCATGACTTTGTTCGTGGGCTGGACCGTGACGCGACCGTTGTCGAGTTCGATAAAGAGGAACTCTTTGTTCTGTTCTGGATCGTCGCTGAAGCCATCGTCAAAAGGCGCGGCTGTGAAGAGATAGTCACCGTAGTATATAAGGCCGTCGCAATCTGCCATACAACGCTGACCGCGCAGATAAGTGTACTGGATAGTTTCGAAATTCCAACCGTAGCAATCCCAGCGTTGAGCTTGTTTAAGCGGCCATTCGCTGGGAAATATATCAGATCCAAAGTATAGCGCATGGAGCGGAAGATTGCGATAGATTGCACCGTTCTCCAGCAAGACATGACAGCCCCATGCGCGACCGGGCGTTGACGTTATGGCGAACCATATCGCAGGCATATAGCCTTGCGGATGTTTGTGCGTGAAGGCTGTGTCTACGTTTAGATAGAGATGCTTGGGTAGGTTTCTTGTGAACATATTTTTAGAGATTCTCGCGCCATCCAATAAACGACGCATTGAACGGGCGACCGTCGTCTGTGAGGTTGAGATACTTGATCGTTGCTTTCTTTTGGAAGTGATAGTCTTTGGAGATATACTCTTCGCGTTCTTCGTCGGTGAAGCCTGTGCCCACTTCGAAGCTTACGCCCCTTGAAGTGATGAACTTAAGTGCGCCTAGCTTACCCTTGCATTTACCTTCCGTCGAGACGACGCGCCCAATGCATTCGAACTCGTCGTCGAGAAATGCCTTGCGCTTCTGCAGGTTCATCGTCGGGCGTTCCTTCTCACCCTGTGGCATATAAGAACCGAACACGCTCTTGAGCATCTGGCCTTCATAGTTGAGGGCGAGATACTTTTCATAGGCCTTGTCGAGATCAATGCGTGACTTGCAGATTTCCCAGTCTACGAGATACATTCCGGCCGATAAGTAATCGTCGCGGAGAATCTTGTCTAGCATAAGCATACGCGTCATGGCGTTGAACTTAGGCTCTACGATGTCGAATGCATTGAAGGTTATCTTTTGAGCCTTAGGGCCGGGATGTATGCGAGTGACTGCCACTGCGCTATTGATGGCCTGAAGGCTCATGCCGTGACAATACAACTCGCCGTCGATGATGTAGTCTGTCTTTGGCGGAACGATATAGGACAGCACAGAATCATTCCACCGCTTGCCGTCTCGCGAATAAAAGCCTTGGCCGGGAAGATACATACATCTTAGGCCGTTAAGCTTTGGCATTGAGATCACGTGGCCAAACTTGCTCTCGTCATACACAGCGGCGCGCATGAAGGAGGCTGCGATTGATTCGTCTTTTATTTTAATATCTTGCATTTTGTTCCTAAATTAATATTCCCAAATCCACTGTTGAAATCCTAGCATACCTTTAAGCTTCACCATACGACGCATCTCGAAGATCACGTCAATGGCTACGTTCTTAGGGTGTTTGATCTTGATCTTATAGAGAGCATCCCCAGCGACAGAGGGTGCGCCTTTGTCTGTTGTCTTCTCCGGTTTATATCTTAGCTGCTGATGAAGATACTTAACGACCTGATCTGGACTGCCGGGATTGAGGTCGAAGCCGACGAGAATCTTGAGGACGCGATTGAGCTGTTTGTATCTCTCTTCACACTTTCTTACAATGTACTGTCGCTTGACGGGATCGAAGTGCATTCCGTGGAGGGACATGAAGGCGTAGTCTGCGAGGGATCTACTAGCTTGATCGACAGAGTCTTGAAGTCCACGGTCCCTTGAGATGAGGTCAATCTGACCGTAGTAAATCTCTCGGAGGACAATAACGTCTTTAACATTGTAAGCGCGGAGCTGCTCAAATTGTGCTCGATTGCGAGGATCAAAGTTCCCTGCTTCATCTTTGTGGAAGGGTCGGTTAGAAAAAAGCGTTGCTTGATGGGCCAGAGACTTCTCAGCTTCCGGAAAGATTCTGTGGCCTGCGACCATGGTGTCATAGATATCAGTTCCAAATGGGATTTTGTAGAAGGCGGCGAGAAAGCAGAGATCGAAGAGAGCGTTGTGTATGACGACTCTGCGTTTCTTTAGCTCTCTTATGAACCGTGCAAAGAATACCACACCGACATTGAGATTGCCGCCCCAATCGTACACAGGAACAGAGTAAACAGGGCTGTCTCCACACGCGATGGCAAGACAGGTGAGAGTGTTAGTCTTAGGATGGGTTTCGATGTCGAAGAAGATCGGACCTTCGTGGTCGAAGACACTTGTGCATTGGTCTGCTCGCTGGCAGTTGTAGACTTGGGGTTCAGGTTGAACTTTTTGGGGGTCATATGATAGGAGTTTCTTGATGTCTTGTGCGAACCAGAAAGAGTAGTTACTGCGCTTAGTTGGGGATGTGCTTTTGCCGTCGTCTTTGTCGAGTGCATCTTCATTGTCATTGTCTCCATCCAAAGCATCTTCCATAGCCCATGCGTCAACACAGTCTTGTGGCCAATAGGTTACGATGTATTGCGTCTTGTTGGCTGAGGTATAGACTACGCCGCGAAAGGCATCTAGGGTTTTATCTTTGGCGAGCGGCAGATAATCTAGGGCTTTGGCTCCGGCAAAGATGATCTTCTTGATTCCGCTGGGCTTGTTGGAGTTCTTGAAGAAGTCGTCTGCAAAGGTTACAAAAATAGCAGATGGATTATCCAAGTCAAGATTATGATGAGCCAACACAGCACGAACAAAATCTCCGGCGGGTCCGAGGAGGATGCCGTTGTTTTCTTTATCAAAGCGCGAAGGTCCATGTAGTACAAGAGCTATCATTAGGTGGTTAATTTAAGAGAAAATAAAAGGCAGACTTTATCCGGTCTGCCAGCGGTGCGATATGTCTAACGTAGTGGTAAGGTGTTCAATGAAGGGAGTTCACAAATCCCAAGTCGCAGGTTCTCTCTGCGCTCTATTCCTTACCACAAAATCAAACCTCTTAGAAAGTCTCGCAGTCTCTCTAAGAGGCGCATGTCTACTCGATAGTAACCATTCTATCTGATAGACTTAAAATGCAGACAGGAGAGAGGCAACGCCTTTGACCTGAGAGAAATCAAACTGAGTGTTGTATCGCTTGATGATAGCCTCGCCGTTCTCGTCGCGCTTGGCGAACTTGAGATCGCGGCTGTTGGAAGGATCGTCGCTGACATACTCGGGCTGAGACTGAACGAGCATATTGAAGGCGTGACCTTGCAGCGAGGACAGAACCTCAGCCACATCTACGTCGGAGTAATCTTCGGGGAGATTGTCATACAGACCGACAACCTGCAGCGGCGCGGCAAGAAGCTCAAGCGCAGAGTCCACGCCGTTCTTGTTCTCTAACATGATGTACATATTGCCCTTCGAACCGAGGGTCTTATAGGTTGTACCGTTGGCGATAGCAGTCTCGGGCGCAACGATCTCGCACTCACAGACAACCATCTTGAATCCCTTACCGCTCTGGCGGGTCTCGGTGCGGTGGACAAGAACCTTGTACACGTTGGCGGGGATGAATCCGATCTTGACTTCAGTACCTTTTTTCATTTTAGTTTTGTTTGTTTGTTTGTTTAACGGTCACCGACAAATGGGGAGGAGCTTTCTGTGGGCCAAGTTGTTAAGCTCTGTTTTTGAGGACGTGATCAATCGTTACTTCGATCATCTTATCTGTAGCATACTCAAAGTCATACTCTCTAAGGAGATGAGTAGCGTTCGGAATAAGACCTTCGTAGTTATTGATGTCGAAGCTATAGACATAACCGGTAACGCTACCGTCAGAGTTCTGTTTGACTTTAAGAATCACTCGGATCTCGGCTTCTTTTTCGGGATATTGTTTATCGTTGGCTGGAATATATTCGCTCATAATTTTAGGGCTTCAGAAGTTCTACTGCTATTTTGTTCAACGCCTTGACTACGCAATTCTCCATGGGATTAGGCAAGCCCCAGAAGATAGGAGTCTTCGCGGTGGTCACGCCGTCGGTCTGCGTGGCGAAGAAGTATTGGATCGTGTCGCTGCCTTTTTCTTTCTTTGCATAGACAGACCACACAGCAAGGCACTCAGACTCGATACCTTTGTTTGCCCACTCTTTACCTTGAACGTAGAGACGGCGGCGAGTTGTCATGCTGCCGTCGAGGCCTTGGATAGGAACGATCTCTTCTAGGCCGGTGATGATCACGGTTTTGTTGAGGTCTTTGAGATTCGTACAGAGAGTCTGGATGCCGTCGTTATAGTTCTTCCAGATGTCAAAGCCCTTATAAATCATTTCACACTTGACCTGAAGCTGGTCGATGGCGGCGGTGATAGAGTCGATCACGACGAGATCTTTCGTGGTGTCTTTCTTCAGCTTGTTCAGCTCGACCGTGAGCTTATCATAGCTGTCGATCGGAATGACCAATCCTTCTGTGCGCACACGAAAGGGCATACCTTTTCGCTCGGCATCGAAGATAACTGTGCGCGCGGGATCTACGTTGCGGAAGGATGTAGACTTGCCGCAGCCACTCGGACCCACGAGGGCGATTAGAGTTCGTGGCCATTTAGGTGCGATCGTTGGGGTTATTGCTGAGTATTTTTCGACTGTTTCAATTGTCATATGTTTTAGTTTTTACCAAGCCAGAGGTTCATACTTAGTTATAGAACACTCCGACAAAAAGAGTTCAAGCTGCACGGCGTTCTGTGCAAAGCAGATACGCTTGAATGGACAGCTCGGGCAGGCGTTGCAAGCCTTGCCGCTAGGCGGCGGGAGCTTATCGTGGGCCAAGGCTTCGTTGATATCGTTGGAGAATGTGTCGATCTTATCTTTAACCTCGACCCCAAATTCAACTAACTGCTCCTCAGTGAAGCTCCAGTCTGGGCCAAGCCTCCACGCTGGGGCGGGAAGAGAGATCTGTACGATCAACGTGCGGATCACCATGCGTCGATACCATGCAGAGTTTGCATAGTTGATATCGTCGCGGAAGATATCATAGGCAAACTTGTTGAAGATATAGTAGTAGAAAGAAAACTGCGTGTCGCCTTCGTAGCCCGCGACTGCGTCCTTGAAGGCATACTTGCGCGTGGTCTTATAGTCTGTGATCTGAACGATCCCGGCGGGCGTTGCAGATAGCACGTCTACTGTGCCCATGTATGCGAAGCCCGGTCGGTCGACGACTGGGATGTTGAAGTGAAACTCAGCCCCTCGATTGTCGCCGAACTTTAGAGGCTGTGGGAGAGAAGACAAAGGTGCAGCCGTGAGGGCTTTGCGAATCTGATCTTGATCCTTTACTGGGAGGTTCTTCTCCTTTGCCGCTTTGAACGCCTCCATACAGGCATCTTGCCACTTCTCTCCGCTCCGGTCGAAGGCTATGTTCTCTGCGAACTTATGGATGATCTTGCCCACCGTCAAGGCGGTGATGTCTTCGGTGGGCTTGAGGCCGAGGAAGACTGTGAAGAACCAACGGCGCGGACACGCTGAGATCTTTAGGCCAGAAGCGTTGATTGGGATGACAGAGGGAATGCCTTCGTGCGGCAGATCTTTGTAGGATAGTTTCATGATTTCTTAAACTTAAAGTTCTGAGTTTGATTGATGATGGCTTGAACGTCTATGCCTTTTAGCAGAGGATCGTTGAGCAGGGAAGCGAGATCGGTGCCGGTCGGACGTGTATGGGGAAAGTGCTGAAGGAGAAAGCGTTCGAGTTCTTTGTCTGTCATCTCTTCGACTGGCTTAGGTAGGCCGAGAAGAAGATCGAGTTCGTTTAGTTGTGTGTTGTTGTTTGTTGTCATAGAACAATACAACAAAGTTTCTTGTGCACGATTCCAGAGTCTCTCATGTCATTGAATGCTTCTTCCGGCGTGTAGTGTAACATGGTCGAGAACCATGCGCCGTTGAAGCTGTATTGATAGGCATAGAAGTAATGCTTCCTTGGCGGGGCTTGCTCTAGCTTTTCGACGGTGGCGTGTGTGACATTATCACTGATGGTTTCTGTAGTCTTCATATAGGTTTGTAAATCTGTCCGCTCTTTGTCTGATATTGCTTGGGAGTTTAGCAAGAGTGTAATCTCTGCGAGAGTAAGCCTTAAGTCCAATATTCCACGCGGCGTAAACATCTCGCGGGTTTGGATGCTTGGTTCCTTGGGCGAGGCAGAGCTTGAGTTCAAGCCAGCATAGATGCGCCTTAGCACAGCGCCTCGCTTCTGCTGGAACATGGCGCATATCTTTCTCGTCAGGGAAATGCTGTCGCCAGACGGCGCGTTTGATTTGATAGCGTGAGAGTTCACCGTGTCTGCCTTTGGCTTTGTCGTTGTCGTTGCTTTCGATTTGGCTGATGGCTCGGAGCTTTGCTTCGAAGTCTTGATGCAGAGCAATGAGTGTTGTTTCCGTGGCGAAGATTGTTATGGCTAGCATGAGTGGTTTCATAGCGGTGGCCAGAAGTAAGGTAGATTGTCTGGGACATTTGGAAAGTGTGGTCTGTAGTAGTCTGCTTTCTTGCGGATCAGATTACTCTGATGCGTCTTGTGCAGATAACAACCGAGCCAGTGTGGCTGGATGATGTAAGGATATGTGAGAATCTCGCGTTCGAAATGAGGGAGTAGGCTGTCTTGATAGCCACGGCGGCGTGCTTCTTGACAAATTTTAATTGAATACAAACACAACCACGCTGGATAGTCTTTGACCATGCGCACGGCGGGATGACTGCGCCAGCCAGTTGACTTGCCTTGTAGGGTGTTGAGAATCTGATAGCTCTCGACCCTTTGTTTCATGAGCCGCTGTGTGTCTAGCACGCGGGCAGACTGTTCGATGTCTGCGTAGGGTAGGAAGATTTGCACTGTGTTGTTTGGTGGTTTACTCTAACCCTTTCAACATCTCCTCACTCATCTTCATCACGATAAGTTCGGTGGGCGTTGTCTCGATCAGGATAGTGTTGTCTTGTAGCGCAAGCTGTCTGGCATATTTCTCTGCGCTGCTGGTGTAGTTTTGCCAGCTTGCCTGTGATCCGATCTCTCCGCTGTTCATGAACTCTGCGATCTGGTCGCGGAAGATCTCTTCGTTGAATGTAAAGGGATCTTCGTCGCTGCCGCCCATCAGCGGAGTCATTGCGTCGAGGATATTATCCACAGGCTCGACGAGTTCGATGATGAGGTTGACTTTGCGCACTGAGATCTGGACTTTCTCGGAGAGCTCAGACACGAGAGGGATATCGTCTTCGTGGATTTGGCCGCGAAGAATCCCTGCGCCCTTGTCTACGAGGAATGCTTTGCCCTGTGACAGGCGAGCACGAACGGTCTGAGGCTGCTGTCTTAGCGTGAGTGTGTTGATCGTAGCCTTTTTGCTGGGGATCTTACTCAACTTTACAACCATCTGCGCGAATTGAATCGCGTGCTTTAGATCATAGTATGGCCAGCCTTGCTTGCGCTCGGTCTTGTTGAGTAGATGGTCGGCTTGTTTCATCAAGTCGACTGGGTCGTGTTGTTGTTTTGTTGGGTTGAATATGTTCATTTTGTTTTGTTGTTATGGTTCACGGCTTGGCCTCCTTGGCTTTGAGCCACAATTGCTTTGCTGGAAGATTCTCTCCAGCTATAGATAAAAGACATTCGTCTAAGTAGTTTCCAGCTTTCACTAACCGATTGATATACTCCTCTTGCTCGCGAATCTTGGTGGCCTGTGCATC